AATACAAATCACTCCCACCGTGTAGGGTGAGAGCGATCAGTTTAAATCATTAGGCTGTTAAAACAGAAGCCCAGGTCGTAGCAGATGTAGCAAACAAGATTACAGTCTTAGCGGTAGCTACAGACAGTGTGCTTGCGCCTGCATTGATGGTTGAGCCTGATTTTGGGTAAACAGTAATTGTCTGGCCAGAATCATTACGCAGACCAATCATTGCGCCTACTTCGGTAGGTGGCAGAATAACGCCAGTCGATGCAGAGCTGGTGGTAAGTGTATTCCAAACTGCGGATAATTGTAGTGCGTCAGCAATTGTGCTGCCAGTAGCAACCAAGCCAGTAGCGCCATCGCCACAGATGCTAGTTGTTGCTAAACCTGAATTGCCAGATGCTTGAACTCTTGATGGAATTGCCATTTTTACTTCTCCTTTTTAACGTAGAAAATTGCATTTTCTGTGTTATGACTTGAGAATATCACTTCATAATCACAGAACTTGCTTGCCCACCATTCATATGGAAATACTGAAACATGCAAATGCTGACCAATTAATTGCCCCATATGATCTGGCAATAAACTAATCTGAAAGAATGCGCGATCAACACACTGCATAATATTTTTAATAACTGCATCAACATCGTCTGTCGGTATATGTTCCATTACATCGGTGCAATAACCAACATCTGCTTTTAAATCAATAGGCTGCGTTAAATCTGCAACAGTTAATTTAAATTTAATATCTTTATCTAAGCAATTATCAGAGAAATCAACCATCTGAATATTGCATTTTGCTAATTCGTGTATGCGCTTGCTACCGCGACCAGTGCCGCAGCCAAAATCAATTACTTTATCATTGCAGTCTATTTTAGCTAATTCTACAAAATAATCAGCAATTAATTCACCTGGTGACATATTACGATACGCAGGTATATCCCACATCTTTTGATATTTTTCTTGCTCTGGCATTAAATCTGGGCGCTCGCGCATTTTTCGCACAACTTCCATAATTAATCCAGTAGCGTCAACGGTAATTATGCAGCCTAAATCAATTAGGTTATTGCATACAGTAGGAAATAACTCAGCTTGCCTGGCCATTGTAAGCGAGCTAGTAAACACTTTTCCATCAACAGTAACTTTAACTAATACATCACTGTCATTCATTGGCTGCTTATACGCATGTCCCATTGTATGTCTGTGCGAACAATCATAGCCAAATAGGTGCAGCTTGCGATAACCCATTGTGTATGCAAGACACATGCTTGATAGCCCAACAGTCGTGCCACCGCCGATTAAAGCGTATTCCTGATCGTGATTTGGCAGGTGATCTTCCATATCATCCATAGCTGGATGCCATGTAGTTATATTATCTTCATCATTAAATAACGATGGGTGACACTGGCTTGAGAATAAATATTCTTTAGCATCACCAACTAAGTCAACATTGCCTGGTCGCGCGTCAAGTATAATTTGATAGTCAGGCACAATGCCGTGACGATTCAAGAACTTAGCCGCGCCATTAAGTGCAAATATCTTTTGCCCTAATTTGCGCCGCTTTTCAATAATTGGTAGATAATCTGCAACAGATGGACCGCCGCCAACAATCACTGCGTGACCGTCATGCGCTGGCAATTCTTTAATCCATTTCTGACAACTACGAGAATTTAAACGAATATTGCCAAATAATTCCGCGTCATCAGTATTGCAGATGATCTCTATATCCATAAAAAGAGGCGAGAGATTTCTCTCCCGCCGTCTCCTTTCACTGATTAGGTGATACGACCTTGCAGATGTGGGCGATTGATTACGACATTGACCGTAGTGGTCGCAGAAGCAACAGTCGCAGCATTAGCAGTGCGAGCGCCAAGAATCTCTTTGCCCGAACCTGTTGCGCCAACTTTACCAGTAGATTTCACACCAAATGCAACAGTAGGTGCAAAATTGCTACTTGTAGATTTGTTTACAACAGCAGTGCCTTCAATCTGATACCAACCAAACAGACCAGCAGTGTTTGCAGACATCGCAACGGCAACTGGACGAGCTTGGTTGCTGGTGGTAGCGCACAATGTGGTTTGATAGGTCGTGCCATCGTAGGTTACTAACGAGCCAACTGTAGTGCTTGCAACACCAACGAGCAGAATAAACTCACCTGCGCCGTAGGTAGGATCAAAAGCACGTTCAATTTGCCCTAAAACAGCAGGTGGGGTGGGAATAGCTGAAGTGCCATTCGCCATCGTTACGCCAGAATCAGTTTGATTGATCTGTAGTAAGCCTGCTTTGTTGTCATCAAAAGTATAAGCCATTTTAAATTTCTCCTTAGGCTATCAAAACGCCGCTAAATTGCGGACCGCTTGAAGTAAGATTACCAGCCCAACCAATTAGCTTAACAATAGCATCTTGGTTAATAGCTTGGCGCTCACCACCAATAGGCACAAAATTGCGGTCAACGTGCGGTCTAAACATAATGTATTTAGTATTCAAGAACCACATGTGATTAGCAGTAGCGGCAGAACCGATACCACCGTCTAGCACAACGTCTGAAGCCATACCTGCGCCGTAGTATTTCAACGATGCGAAGCCTGCGCCTGCCATGCTTGAGCCAGAATCAGAGATACGCTGAATTGATTGCAACGATTGCAGATACAAACGGTAGTAGTTATTGTCAGCAACGATCAAGTCGGGCTTGTCCGTTCCACGAATCAACTGCACAGCAACCGAATCCATATACTGCTGGATGTTGGATGCAGTAGTAGCAGCACCACCATTGGTTACGCCTGAGTATGCAACCGAGCGCCAGAATGAAAAAGTAGCGCGATTGATACCGCCGTATGTGCCGGTAGCAGGACTATCAGGCACAGCAGCAGCCAAACCGGTGATATTCTTGCCGCTATTGCCAGTGCCATCCAAATAGATATCGCTACCTAAACGGTTAGCTAACTGAGCTTCAGCAACATTCATACGGCCATCTAGCAAGTCAATGATTGCTTCTTTGCCGCTATTCTGGATCATTTCTAAACCAGAGATCGACACAGCAGCAGCGTATTGCGTAATGCTAAATTGAGCAGCACTAATTGGGCTATTTTGGCTGACGTTTAATACTTCGTAGCCACTATAGGAATTAGTATTATTTGTTGTCGAATCCGTATACATCACCTCTTGGAGTATGACATTTCCGCCCGAAAAGGTACGGACATTGCCACGTTCTTTAAGGCGGCGTAGTAAAGCATTGTTATTTGTTACGTTATCAGCTAATTCACCACTACGGCTTTGAATGTTAGTCGCAATGATGTCGCTGATAGAGCTATTGGCAAATGCCATAATTAATACTCCTTATCAGTTTGAGATCAAAAACGCGAACCGATGGCATCAAATTGCTCTGCCAACAATGCACGTCTGTCTTGCGCTTTGGTAGCCGTGACCACTCCGGGTGTAGAGCTTCTAACGCTAACCGCAGCCGCCCTAGCTGATTTCGCAGCTTTGTCAGCTCTTGATCTTTTCTCAGCATCCAATTCAGCTTGTCGGCTTTGTTGAACAGTATCAAATAGATTAGAGTCGAGGCGTATTGCTTTTTCGTACGCATCTTCGAGTGTTTGTGCAACACCGCTTTGTAGCAGTTGCACCATCACCGGTCGAGCTTCCTCAAAATACTCAGCCTTTTGAGCAAATTGGTTGATTTCGCCCAATAAAGACTGATTTTGCACTTGTTCCTGCTGTTCCTTCCAAGTCATTACCTCGCCACGAACCTTATTTAGCTCATTTTGAAGTGCATAAATAGTCGGATCAATCGGGTTTTGCTGTGGGCTTTGCTCGATTTGTCCTAAATTTACACCATATTGTTGTGCAAGTCTACTAAATAATTGCACTTTTTCTTGTGGTGTGCTATAGCGCAGCGAATAGTCGGCCTCAAGTAGCGCTTTTACCGCATCTTTAGGCTGCAATCCAAGCCCACGAATTGTGCTTTCAAATGGCGTAATTACTTCCTGCATTTGATCGGCAAATTGTGCTTTGCTAATTAATGGTTCAACGCCTGCTCGCATTTGTTCTTCGCGCTGCCAGGCATACTCACGCAATTTAGGATCGGCAGTTTTCCAAACTTCGTGATAATCCTTTTTCCACGATGCTGGTGGGCGCGACCATACTGGTTCTTCGGCAGCGTCTTGCGTTTGTTGCTGCTCTTGAGCTTGTCTAGGCGCAAATTTACCGTCTGGCGCTCTAACTCGTTCTTCCTGCTCTGGCCTTACATCTGGTGGATTCTCTGCGATCTCATCAAATTGTTGAGACAGCATTTCGCGTCTAGCATCGGGTGATTCAGCCAATGGTGCAATTTCATTTAATGATTCAGACATTTGTATTTCTCCCTGTGGGGGTTATTTACGATTAAAACGAAGATCATCACGCAGCTTTGTGAGGATTTTATTAGCCTGGCTGTGCGTCATTCCCGCGAGCTGTTCGCGCAACACTTCCCGTCTGCTGTCTTTAGCTTGAGTCGGTCGAGTTTCCATCTTCTCGTTCCCGATCTCAATACAATTGTGCGCCCTTAAATGCGCCCGATGATGCGATCTGCTTGTGATGATGCTGCCGTCCGCCATGCTTTGATATGGTTGAATATCTGGCATTACATAATGCAGCTCAGTGGTGGGCGTGTGACCATCTAACTCGATAGCTTCGCCATCTCTGTATATCCAAGATTTTCTCATAATAGGGCCAATATTTCCTCGTCATCCAAGTCAATGTAATTACTCCAAATTGCCTCAACCCTGTCAAGATCGGCAAATAGAGCATCATAATCAATCTGCTTTACCGGCATTTCTTGCTGATCTACAACCAACTGCGTAAACGGTTCTGCTATTTCCTCGGCAAACTCTGGTCTACCTTCCACTACTATTTCGTAGGCATTTAATATTGCCTCGCGCCGCTTGGCTGCCCGCGCTTGTTCCTCTGCAAATTTCTTACCTAAAAAGTCACCATCGTGCGTATCGTCAATCACAATGATTGGCTGGCTTGATACCGTGAGAGTGCCTACCTGCCCTGTAGCCTCAACGCCTGTGAGCGCCACCACGACATCAGTTCTAACACCAACACTACCCACCGCACCGGTAGCCTGCACTCCTGTGATAACCCTTTCAACATTAGAGCTAACATTACCTACTGCACCGATAGCCTCAACGCCTGTAAGTGCTGCCACAACATTAACGCCAACACTACCTACCGCACCAGTAGCCTGCACTCCTGTAAGCGCTACAGTGACCGCCTCGCTCTCAGTGCCAACCTGCCCTGTTGCCTGCACACCAGTAAGCGCAATGATAATATTGGCTGTAGCTGTACCAACTGCGCCAGCAGCTTGGTTGCCACTTAGTGCGAAAGATTGAGATACCCCTAGACTGCCTACACCGCCAGTAGCCTCATTTCCAGCAACAAGTAAACTATCCCAAAGCGCAGTATCCCAAGTGCCAATATCCCAAGCCCCAGAAGTAACAACAACAGAAGAAACGCTTCCTGAAGCTCCTAAAGGCGCACCACTTAATGGATATAAACCTAACATTATTTATGAATTTCTATTAAAGGTTCCCATAAACAAGTTTCATCGTTTAACACATAAGAATCATCTGGCTTTGGCGGGATAAACGCATCTCTAACCGCGTCATAAGTAAATCCAATCCCAGCATAGTTTTTACGCAGTGGAGTGCCGCCAGTAACGTGAACGCCACCACGAGTGTTATACGAAGTCTGAATCCAAGTGCCTGGGCTTGTATCTATAAAATGACCGTTAGTAAAAAAATCTTCTTCGGCGCAAATTACATTAACTACAATGCCATTAGAAATTTTTGCATAATGACTCATGCTGTGTAACTCCCAGATGCGGTAAATTTCATAATTGTATACGCGCCGCTAGTAGTAACTGTTGGAGACCCTGTAACTGTTCCAGTATAGTAAGATGTTAATAAAGAAAGAATCACCACACCAGAACCACCAGAATTTCCTGTGGCAGTCCCGCCAGTGCCACCGCCGCCACCACCTAAATTTGCAGTGCCATTAGTCCCTGCACCCATAACGCCGCCATTTCCACCACCCCCAGAACCACCAGTCCCCGCAGTGCCACCAGTAATTACTGCTGCACCGCCGCCACCACCGTAAAATATTGCAGAACCTGTGATACTTGAACTTGCACCAGCGCCGCCACTACCACCGGTAGATGCACTTGGTGCATTCCCGCCTACTGCCCCTGCACCGCCACCGCCGCCACCTGGAAAATTACCAGAATTTAAACCAGTACCACCGGCAAATCCTTGTCCTGACGTTCCTGAACCTGCACCTGCGCTATTAGAACCACCGCCACCAGAACCACCACCTTGTCCAACTACAGAACCTTGCCCGCCGCCGCCACCGCCGCCTATGGCAGTAAGACTAAATCCAGTTGAATTAGAACCATTACTACCACCTGAGTTTGGTGAAGTTGTGCCAGTTGATCCTGCCCCGCCAGCGCCAACAACAAATGAATAAGTTGTTCCGGTTGTTAAAGTTGTAGAACCAGTAATCAATCCACCAGCTCCACCGCCACCACCGTCATTAGCGCCGCCACCGCCACCACCCGCAACAATTAAATATGTTGCCGTTATTGATTGAATAGGTGTTGAAGTATTAAACCCAGAATAAGGAATCCATCCTTGAGTTGAATCTATATAAACTAAAGCAACCGATTCTCTGTTAGTAGCTAATATTGCATTGGTTGCAGACCCATTAATTTTGTTTCCATTTGGGTTAAAAACAGCGGTATTAGTTGCCCAAGTGCCAGCATAATCAACAATAGCTACAAGGTCTCCTATGCTTGGGCTTGCTGGTAGGGTTACTGTAATTGCCGCACTTGTTGTATTAACCGGATAAGCGTACCCACTTACAGCAGTAAAATGAGAAGTTTGAACGCTTTGCCATTGCAAAAATTTACCATTACCAAGTATTTGTTCCGCCGGTAGAGTAACGAATACGTTAGAAGTGCCTGTTAAGGATATAGCTGCTGTAGTACCTAAAGAGTTTGAATAAATAGTGGTCCTAGCAAGTGTAGGCCCAGCACTAGAATACGTACCAAGACCAACTTCCCATGCAGAGCCGCTAGTAATACAATAATAAGTTGTATTTCCGTTACCAACCGTGGCAAAAGATTGAAACCCAGCAACAGCACCAGCAAGCGTGATTGTGCCAGTGCCTGTCGTGGTAGTTGTTTCTTGGTTTCTGTTTTGTAATACAAATGCCATGATTTACCCTTTAGATGGTTGACAAGCGCTTTGTGCCATTAAGCAATTCTTACCAGTGCGTTAGTCGCATCGTTTGTTGGCATTGTTAGCGTGAAATTGCCCGCCGTAACAGTCTGGGCGCCAAATGTATGCACTGAGATTGCCTTATTGCTTTGAGTCGAGTTATAGACTAACGCGCAGTCAAATGACGTAGACAGCGTGACGTTAGTCCAACTAAAGCTCGCGCTCGGTGTCCAATACGCAGTCGTGCCGCTACTAGTCGGCGCTGTGGCATTAGTTACTGTCACACCACCTGCTGTGTAATTAGTGCCGCTAACCTCGCCTGAAACGCCGTAGGCTGTTGTTCCTGCGCCCTGACTAGCACTAGCAAGGTATAAGGCTGCCTTAAGCGTATCGGCTGCTGTAGACGCCCTTACAACGCTTGTGCCAAACGCATGAATGCCGCTCAATATCTCAGTTTTAAAACTTGTACACATTGCTTGATTGTTAGCCATTGAAGCCCCCTATTTCAGTTGTTGACACTACTGCTTTCTTTAAAGTCACATGCACCGACCGATGCACCATCTCGCCACATGTCCAATATTCCACCCATGTGGTGCGCTCGTTCTCATCCTCAAATTCACCCTTGCGCTTTTCTAGCAGCGCCTCATCCATCTCACCTCTGGTGGTATTAACCATTATGCACCTCTACGCCGATCACTTTACCGTCTGCGCCGCGCACCACACGCTTGGGCGCTGCTAACATCTGCATCGCTGTGCCAATCTTGTCCATTGTCTCGCCATGCATATTTTGCATATTGTTTTGCATATCAGCCATACGGTGGATTGCATTGGTTACATGATCGCCAAGCTCTGCACTGATTTTCTCAGATGCCGCTTGTTGCGCCTCGATCATTGGCAGATCAAGACCAGGATTAGCACCGATCCGAGCAACCATAATCTTAGTGGCCGCATCAAGCTCTGCCTTCCACTTCTCCATCTCTTGCCGTGATCTGATCTCCATTTCTTTTAATTGCTGCTCGTGCTGCTGTTTCTGAGCCTCAATTTGCGCTGCATTCTGAGCCTTCATCTGCTCAAGCTGCGCCTCTGCTTGTATCTTGATCTGCGTAGTCTGGGTATCAGCTTGCATACGCATTTGTGCGATCTGGCCATCTGCTTGCATACGTGCCTGCTCACTAGCTTGCTGTGCTTTAATCTTCTCAGCCTCTGGATTTGGCTTAGGCTGCGGATTGGCTTGTGCTTTCTTCAACTGGTCAAGCGCTGCATCTAATGCGCCCTCGATTGGCTTGGATTGCTTAAACGCCGAGATGCCAAATTTCATGACTTCTACCAGCATCGGTGTCATTTCTGGGCTTGACTGTGCAACCGGTAGCGCCTCACGCATAAAGCCACCAAATGCCTGGATAAACTCCATACGATCACGCTTGGTTTGCGCCTCATCAATTTGCACTAGCGAATCGGCAGCAACCTCAATCCTAAAATTACGCAGTGGCTTGTCTTTAATAAGCTGCAACGCTTGCGGTATCATCTGCTGATCGGCAGGCTGCATCTGCTGTGCCGCAGCATAGCTTAGTATTGTCTGTGGCTGAAATTTAGAACAGATAACTTGCGCCTTCAACCGAATAAGCTCACTGGCAAATAGCGCCACATCCTCCTGCATCGAGCGAAGTCGCAGACCTGCATACTGGCCTTTAATTTGTTGTGCAGTTGCAGTCTCACTTGCTAACGATGCGCCTCGGATAATGTCACTAATCCCAGTGATTTCGTAGATTTGTTGCTTGATCTCGGTGCGAGCGCGATAACACTGCATCAACGCCTCGGCAAGCTGGTCAATTGGCAAAATATCAATGCTGCCCTTTAGCCCGCCCTTCTCACTGAATGCCATCCATTTATCAACTGGGATTAACGTATTGTTGTCACCCTCAGTTAATAGGCGCTGCAATGCAGGCTGGCTTGCGTCATACACACCGCGAACCCGCAGCGCTTTGACTAGACCATCAATCCGATCGCTAAGAATATCTAACTCATTGGCCTGGTCTTGATATAACACAAAGTCCGGCACTGGGATTAGTGTATCGCTAGTGGTCGTGCTGTATAACGGCTTACCGCAGGGAAAGAATCCCTCAACACCTAACGGATCATCACGCTCATCAATAATGCTGGCATGATTTTTACTAAACCAGTAAACCTTGCCCGATTCTTTATCCCACAGCTCGCATATCTTAGCGCGAGTGCGCTCTTTGGTATTCTGGCCATACGTAGTTTGTGTATCTGGATTTGAGTCTAGCGGTAATGTCTTGGCCATTTCCTCGCCAAAGCGCTCAACTAGAGCCTCTTTCGTCATGTATACCCAACGCCATACGCACGTCACTTCTTCCCATGTGCGAGCAACAGAATGCCCAAAATCCTTCCAATGCACGTAATCAGTCGGCGCACACTCGTACTCGATCTGTTCTTGCGGTTCAACCTCGCCCGCAGTCGCACCCAACGCAGTCTGTGGCTTACCATCTTGATCTACCTCGTCAATGTCCTCAGTGACCTGCAAGCCATCCTCTGGCACATCCTGCTCAGTAACATGTGGTTCATACCGCACCCACGCAGTGCCACGACCGCCCAAGAACCGATCCTCTACCGCATGGCGCATAGTGCTGCGAAAGTCTGGGTAATGCTCAATCTCAAAGTCAAGCGCCCGCTCAATTAATTGCCCAGCCACACGGCCTACTGGATCATTATCCCCAAACCGGCGTGATACGTCAGCTTTCGGCAGCTTGGCGTAAACAGCAGGTATAAGCGTCTGCACGTTTGACCACAAAATATTAAATTTAGCTGTCTCATTAGTATGCGAGCTGCGATTGTCATCACGATAGCGCTTGACGATCTTTTGTGATCGAGCTTCCCATTTCTTAAACTCGTTGTCGTAAGCACCGACAACATTGAGCCATTTCTGCACACCAGTGCTAGTCTGTTCCATTAATTATTTTCCTTTTGCTTTTCCAACCAATCGATGGCTTTTCTTTCGCTATTAGACAATGATTCGCCTTTTGCAAGTTTTTCCTGCGCTTTTTTATAGCGCATTTGCATTAAAGATTGTTGTTTTTCAAATTGCCCTTGTTGATTTGCACGTATATTTATCAAAGATTCTGATGGGCCTTTTGCTCTCATCTCCATAGCCATATCTACAAATTCTTGCATTGATTTTGGATCATCTGTTATTTCATGCACAAATTGACTTTGAAATGGTCCTTTACCATGACCGGAAAATCTAGCAGGGTTTATAATATATCTACCAGTTTGAGGATCGGACACTTTTACATATGATGACGGACCCGCAAGACTCCCAGAATGCTGAAGATCAACAGCAAATCCTTGTGCTTTCAAAATATCAGATAATTCACTTGCTTTGCTTTGTATTAATTCTCTACCTTGATTTGGCAAACCTTCAGTATTTAATATACTTGGTCGCAATCCAGAATTAACCATATAGTTTTCTAACCCTTTGGCAATTTCTGGCCCTGCATATTTGCCCATTGACTTACCAACAGCAATTGCGCCTTTAGCTGCCGGTCCAGCAAATGGGATCAAATTACTAGCAACATCGGTTGCAAGCATAAACTTTTCCGCATCATCCATGTTTCTGCGCCATTCATCATGGCCAGGGGCCATAACAGACACCGGTGGTGTCATATTAGCGCGAGCCTTAACGCCTTGCGTTAATAGCTTAGTATTTGCTGTAACTGGCGCAGTCAACGCATCATCAAGCTGTTGCTGATAAAGTAACGCTGCCGCAATGCGATCTGCATCTGCCACTATTTATTCCTCGCTGATATTGCATTGGCTTTGGCGCGAGCATCTTCCTTGCTAGACGCGCCCCATGCTTTAAGCGCTAACGCTAGGCGTGTTGGCTTGCCGTTCTTTTCCATCGGACCAGGCATGTTGCCCATTCGCGCAAGAAACGATGACCTGCGAGGATTATCGCCTGACTTGACTGGTGGCTTTAACTCGCCGCCTGTCTCAGCCTTGTAGCTTGCTCTGCCCTTAGCATTTAAGCCACCAGACGGATTCTTGCCCTCTTTTCTAGTCCACGCTGCGCTCATTTTTACGAGAATATCCCGACAGCCATTACTTCAACGCCAGCGCCGGTGGTAATCTTCCAAGCGCCGTTAGCAGACACCACATTTAATTCAACATTGTATACGCCAGGCACTAGCGATGCGCTGGCTGGAACAACGGTATGAGTAAGAATACCAGCACCAGTGCCATCAACAATTACAACATTGCCAGTTGCGCCAGTTGTAACTGTGCAGACAATGCGATGCAGATAATCACCAACTGCGCCTGTTGGTCCTAATACCTGCGCTGTTTGTGATGCTGCAACATGCTCATAAAAATAACGATATGGATTGTTTACGCCGCTCATAGCCTTGCACTCCTAGTTGTTTTGTGGGAA